ATCGAGTTGAACTGGGATACTCGAAATGAAGTTGAAACATTTGATGTGACTTGGAGATACACTGAGTTCCAAATCAATTAATATAAATAATTCTACAACATTAGTAGGATAAAAATAAATTATGGCACAAATATTTGGTTTCAAAATCACAAGAGCTAATGATGAAGTAAAGAAGGGTCAGCCGACTCTTCCTACTTCAGATGATGGTTCTTATGATATTGCAGGAGGTGGGTTCTTCTCAGAATATCTTGACATGGAAGGTCGAGATAGAGGAGAACTTGATCTTCTGAGAAGATATCGGGATATTGCAATGCATCCTGAATGCGATTCTGCAATTGAAGATATTGTGAATGAAGCAATCGTATCCAATGAGAGAGATCAATCAGTATCTGTCTCATTGGATAGATTGGAATATTCCGAAAAGATAAAAAAGAAAATTCGAGAAGAATTTGACACCATTTTAAGTCTTTTGGATTTCAATGCCAAAGGGCATGACATTTTTAGAAGATGGTATGTTGATGGAAGAATATACTATCATAAAATTATTGATTCAAATAATCCCAAAAATGGTCTTGTTGAATTAAGATATATTGATCCTCGTAAGATCAAAAAAATGAGGGAGATACAAAAAGGAAAGAACAAAGACGGAGCCGATGTAGTTGTAGGAGTCGATGAGTTTTACGTCTACAACGAAAAAGGTATAGAATATGCAACAGGGTCAGCATCCGGACTAAGGTTGACCAAAGATTCAATAGCATATTGCCCATCTGGTCTAATTGATGCCCAGAAAGGTCTTGTTCTTTCCCATCTCCACAAAGCAATTAAACCAGTCAATCAACTGAGAATGATTGAAGATGCGCTGGTTATATATCGTATTTCAAGAGCACCAGAAAGAAGAATCTTTTACATCGATGTAGGTAATCTACCAAAAGCAAAAGCTGAGCAGTATCTCAAAGATGTAATGAATCGTTATAGAAACAAATTAGTTTATGATGCTAAAACAGGTGAGATTCGAGATGACAGAAATCACATGTCAATGTTGGAGGATTTCTGGCTTCCAAGAAGAGAAGGTGGAAGAGGAACAGAAATTTCCACACTTCCTGGAGGATCTAATCTTGGCGAAATTGATGACATAGAATATTTCAAAAAGAAACTTTATCGCTCATTAAATGTTCCAATTTCCAGATTAGAATCGGAAGCAACATTCTCAATTGGACGTTCTGATAACATTACAAGAGATGAGCTAAAGTTCACAAAATTTGTTCAAAGAATAAGAAAAAAGTTTGTCGTCCTTTTTCATGATCTTCTTCAAACACAGCTTATTCTCAAAGGTGTAATTGCTGTAGATGAATGGGTCGATCTTAAAGAACATATTCAGTTTGACTTTTTGCAAGATGGACATTTTACAGAATTAAAGAATGCAGAAGTTATGAGAGAACGACTTGACATGCTTGCTCAAGTCGAAACATATGTTGGTCAGTTCTTCTCTAAAGAATGGGTAAAGAAAAATATTCTTAAAATGTCTGATGAAGAAATAGAAGAAATAGAAGATCAGATTGAAGATGAAAAAGAAGATGGTGAGTATGATGAATTTGGTGTTGATAGTAATGATTCATCACCATCTCCAGAACCTGATGAAGAACCAAAAGATAATGAACCTGAAAAGGATGAACAAGAAGAAGTTAAAGCACAATATTTAAAGGAAAAATAACATGAGCGATAATAATTTTTTGAGAGATTTTATTGATGCGATTGATGCTGGAGATAATATCAACGCTCAAAGTAACTTTGATTCTGAGATGTCAATAAAAATTAGTGATGCTTTACAAACAAAAAGAATAGAAGTTGCAAAATCATTTATTAATTCTTCTGATATACAAGAAGCTAAAGACGATTTAGGTTTTAAAATCACAAAGGCTTTTACTGATAAAGATCATCAAAAAGCAGATGATTGGGCTGAAAAGATAGAAGATGATACAGCAAATATTTCTAAAACTCCTACACAATTTTTATTGTATTTGTATTTTCATAATATGGGGTATGGAGGATCAGGTAGCGGTAAATTACACCCATTGACTGTTCTTATAGGAAAAGAATTGAAAAAAAGAAAAGTCAATCCAGTTTCTGATGATGACGGCATGAAATACTTTGAATCTTTTGAACCTAAAAGTTAATTATGCATAAACCGTTTGAAACATTTTTTTCACAGTTACAAGAAAAGAATGAATACAAACTTTCTGATAGATATAAAACATTATCACCTAGAATGAAGAAAGCTGTTGATGATGTTTTTAAGTTTTTAGAAAGTAATCCATCTGACTTTCTGGCAACATTTGATAAGTTTATTGAAAAGACTGCCAAAAAACATAAAGTTGAAGCAAAAGCATTGGTTCAATATTTTGAAAAAGAAACATTAGAAGTATAGGAACAAACATGAAACTTATTGCGGAACACATTCAAGATGTAGAATATATCATTGAGGATAAATCTGGTTCTAAGAGTATGAAGATTCGTGGTATATTCATGCAATCTGAACAAAAGAATCGCAATGGACGTGTTTATCCTTTTAATGTATTAGAAAAAGAAGTCAAAAGATATAACGAAGAATTCATAAAGCAAGGGCGAGCATTTGGTGAACTTGGACATCCAGATGGCCCTACTGTTAATCTTGATCGTGTTTCACACATGATTACAAGATTAGAACCGGATGGAAAGAACTTCATTGGTGAAGCAAAATTACTTTCTACACCTATGGGGGAAATTGCGAAGGCACTTATTAGTGATGGTGGTAAATTGGGAGTTTCTTCTAGAGGAATGGGTTCTCTAGAGTCAAGAAATGGTGTCAATTATGTAAAGGATGATTTTTATCTTGCAACTGCTGCAGATATTGTTGCGGATCCTTCTGCTCCTCAAGCATTTGTTGAGGGTATTATGGAAGGTAAAGAATGGATCTGGGACAATGGATTGTTGAAGGAAGTTGCAGTGAATGAGATTAAAGAGGATATTGAAAAAGGTGCAAGAGCAAAACAGACAAAGTATCAAGCACTTGCATTCGCAAAATTCTTCAAATCAATAATGTGATAAATAAATATAATATTCGAACTTTTCAAGGAGTATACCAAATGTCAGAACTAGACAAGACAATTGAACAACTTGAAGCAGAAATTTTGGAAGAAATGAACGATGCAAATGCTCCCAAGAAATCTGCTAAGAGTCCAGATAAAATGCAATCCGTTTCTGGAGAAACTGAAGATTTAGGTGAAAAGCCTGAAGCTGCAGCCAGTAAAATGAAAAAGGCTGCTCAACCAAAAACAATTTCTGCTTCAACAGAATTTGATATGGAAGACGCAGAAGAGTTAGAAGAGAAAAAGAAAATGTCCATGAAAGAGATGGAAGACGAAGACGAAGAAGATGATGAAGAAGAGGACATGGACGAAGCCATGGACATGGAAGATGATGAAGACGAAGACGAAGAAGATGATGAAGAAGAGCAAGAGGAAATGTACGATAAGAAAAGGATGAAAAAAGAACATTTTGAATATGTTCGAGAAGCAAAATATAGGCCAAAAAAGATGAGAAAAAAAGGGAAACCAGAATCTGATTGGCAAAAAAATATGGAAAATTATTTAGCAGGTGAAGGTGGATCTTCGACATTAGCGATTTATAAACCTGATGGTACGATAACATTGGAAGTTAAACCTAGTCTTAAATTTGATGTTAAAGCTATAAATTTTGTAGATGGTCTTGTTAAATATAAGATTGATGGGTTGACACACAATAGAGAAACTTATGACAAAATAAAACATACAGATAAAGATGGAAATACTTGGGAATTTAATGCTATTGGTTCTGGAAAAAATCAAATGTATACAATAGATATTAAACCACCTATTTATAAAGAATCTTTTGAAGATCGTCTTGCTTCTATTGATGTTTCAGAAGATGTTAATGCATTGACTGAAGGTCATGATCTTTCTGAAGAATTTAAAGAAAAGGCTTCTGTAATCTTTGAAGCAGCAGTTAAATCAAAATTGCGTGAAGAGATTCAAAGATTGGAAGAAGAAAAAGAAGAAGAAATTAACGAATTTGTTGATGTTTATAAAGATGAGCTAACTGAGAAAGTTGACAAATACTTGAATTATGTTGTAGAACAATGGATGACCGAAAATCAACTAGCAGTTGAACGGGGATTGAAGGGTGAAATTGCCGAAGACTTTATTGCTGGATTGAAAGGATTGTTTGAAGAGCATTATATTGATGTACCAAA